ACTTGAGCCGTTGTAAATTTTTGGTTGTGCGGTTGTACTATTCTGCACCAAGTCGTTGCTGTTACCGCTCTGATCATACCACCGCGTAACAAACCCGTTGTTAGAACCGCAAAATGAAATGATGGCTGTTGTGTCTAGTTCCCCACTGGCATTAAATCCGATGGCTTGTGAGCCAGGCGAAGCGCCATCACGTCTTACAATAATGCAGTTGCCTGAGTATGCGTTGCGCACTTTGCGCAGACTATACGCAGCTGTTGCGCCACTGTATTGATCAAGCAATGTGGTCAACGTACTGACCAACTCGTGCGAAATTATGGCTGTGTATTGGAAAGTATCGCCTGTATCTGTGCCAACATACTCTTGCAAATAGTCTATTGTTTCAGCTAGTGTAGAGTTGTCTGGCATCGTATGAATAGCCACCCATCCGCTGTCGGTATCGGTCGCTAATCGTGAACGCCCATTAAAATAAATGCGCCTCACAATTTTCTCATTCACACCTCTAAACTCACCTTGATATGCGTTGTACTGGCCAAAGGCGTCAGGCGTCACAGTCTTGTAAAATTCTAGGTTTGCACCGTCAATGACGTTTGCATTGTCCCATGCCTCGGCAATAGTACGTGCGTCGTTGTGGTAAATCTGTGCCAAACCCTCAGTGCGTGTAACAACAAACAACTCACTTCCCGATAGGTCTGTGCCTGATGGCTTGAGACTCGTTGTATCTATTGGGTCTGTAAACTTGTCAATGTCTACTGTAACACCGCTGAACGTGCGGCCACGTTTAAACAATGTAACATCGCTTAATTGCGACGTGTAGGTGAACACGTGACGTAACGGTACAAAGTATTCGTCAGTCGTCATGTCTTGCCAGCGATGGCCAAAGTAAAAAACAGCTGGTTCCACACTGGTACTATGCACAACTGTGCCGCGTTGCACGTTTTTGGCCTCTTTGTGGTTGGCGCATACTTCTTCTACAGCCAACTGATTAACCGTGCGTGCAGTTGCCTGATCGCGCGTAACCCATCCGCTACTAGGTATCCAGTCTGTGCCGTCGTAAACCTCAATTCCGCCAAAGTATGTGCTGGCACCGCGATCACCAATTAAAGTCTGGCCGTGGTCAATGTCAGTTCTGCCGCTATCTTGTTTGGCTCGATATCTAAAAGACTCAGCTTCTTGCAGTTGGTCTTTTGCTCGTCTGTACAAACCAACCTCAATAAAAGTTACAGTTGCATCGTCGAGGTAGTTTGAGTCAATAAGGCCTTCAAAGTCATAAGCAAGCAATTGCGGTTCTAGCGATGCACCTTTGTACTGATTCGTGCTATTACCTGTTCCATAAATTAAAACGGTAAACTCAAACGGCAACACGACGTCAATGTCATACTTCGCATCGTGCAAGGCAAAAAACCTTCCATCATCCATTGGCACGCGGTGGTGGTAATCGCTGTCAGACGTTTCCCAACTGTATGGTTTCAATTGATTGTTTGCTGTTGTGCCTGTGTACAGATTGAAGTAATTCACAACATTTTCTTGCTGTGTGCCTTCATTCAATACTGCCGTCATATTTGGTGTAATGTCACGCTGTATCTGATGCTTGAGATAATACTGCGTCGTGTCGTCGGTTCCAATAATTAACGTGAACGTCGGCACGAACCGATACAATCTATTGGCGCCTGTTAATGAGGCGTCACCTGATTTTTGAATACGCACACGACCGCGAATTGTTAAATTCTCTGATCTATTGTATACCTCATCAGTATCAAACAATACAGTACCAGGTGCGTCTTGCGTGCTGTAGATCAGGCCTTGCGATTGTTGCGTAACACGTGTCAACAATGCCTTGCCTACTGGGCTGCTGTAGCTACGTGTCCAGTTGGCTCCCTTGTATGACGTCGTAACTAGGTATGTTCCGTCAAATGGTTGTGTCAACACCGCACCATTTAATGTGGATTCTGTGCCGTTAAACGCATAAGTGCGCACATCAAAACCTTCTGCAATACTATCAGGTGACACCAACCACAACGCTTGCTGAAAGCTGCCAGCACATACGCCAAGTGTTTTGCAAATGCTGTCCAGCACATCGTAGGCGCTGTAGTATTCGTTTACACCGTCAGTGTTTTGCTTGTGAAAAGTGCGATGGTGCACACGCATACGCTCGTATCCGTCGGTGGTACGACTTGGCGGATGTGTTGTGTAACTAGCGTCGTCAACACTGGTTGCGTTCATGCTTAATGCCAAACGCCTGTTCCCCACGTTTGACTCTAGGTATTCTTCATTGCGCACCCATGTTAACAGCTTCTCTTGCACATTTTCAATGTGCTGCTTTAGTGTTTGGTGGTCGGTGTATGGATCACCGTCGTCGTTGTACAACGTGTTTTTAAGCAACGCCAGACCGTCAGTTGCGCGAAAAGTCACGGCTACATTTGTTGCGTCGTCTTTAATTGCCATGCTCTCAGGCAACAGCACGCCAACAAAAGAAGGCACACCCACTAGCGAGTTCTTAGTTTCAATAAAGTACGTGCCATCTTGACTTGACGCTATCTGTGCTAGCAACACGTTCAGTTTGGTTACGTCGTCCCAAATAGTGGTGACCTCTAGCGTCTTGGTATAGATACCAGGCAACATGTGTGTGTCGCTTGGTCCCTCTGTCGTCAACGTGTATCCGTCTGGGCCTAGACTAAACTCTGTGCTTTGGTCAATAGACGTGCCAACTTTGCGAATTTCAACAAACGATTGTTGGTTGTGCACGTTTCTTGCGTACCCGTATGCAACTCTAAATGTGGCCATCAGCTGTACCGTTCACGCGCTGTCATGGTGCGCTCGTTTGTAATGTAAATGTCGTTGCCGCTAATGCGTCCGAACACTTCAATTTGTTGACCGCCCATCATGTCGCGCAACTTGGACAACGGTGCAATGACCTCCGGATCAATGCGTGCGTTAGGGTTGTCACCAACCATTGCTAGAGACGGACCAAACGCAACACCGCCTTTTGCCAGTGCTGGTATGTTGACTCTGTTAATAATGGCCATCATTGCACCCAGCGCAACTGGCAAAACAATTGGCGCTGCTGGACCAGCCGCAGCCGCTGTTTCTGATGCGCCTGCGACAATGTTGGCTTTTGCTTGTGCTAGACGTCCAATAATTATTTGCTTGGCTGTTTGAATTACAGTTTGCATTAATGTCTGATTCCCTGCAATCATTTCGCCAATGTTGTCACCAATAATGTCGCCTAACTGTGAATACGCATCACTTACTTTTTCTACCGCCTTTGTTGTCTTTACGCTAAACTCTGTAATGCTGTGCTCCGCCATTTTTAATGCAGGGATTGAAGTAATTGTGTCTGTCAATCCCGTATTGATACCCTCGCCGATTGACTGACCCACGCTTTCACCTACGCCATCAAACAAGCTATTAAAGCGGTTTATGATTTCTGCCTTAGTCGGCAAAGAATCTTCGCCCAGCAAATCAATTGGCTCTGCGTAAATCGCGCTGTTGATTGCGTCAACCATGTCCGTGCCAATGTCCATGGCAACATTAAAGATGTCACTGCCTACATCTTTTAGTCCCTCAGTCAAGGCGTCAAACGCACCGCTAAAATCACCTTGCATCAACTTAGTCAGCGACTGCAACAGCGTGCTGAAAGTGTCAGTGACTGCCGTAAATGCTGTGTAGATGGCCTTGCCAGCATTGACAAATGCAGTTTGCACAACCGCGATAGCCACACGAAGTGGCACAATCTTGTTGTACAGCATGATAAACAGGTTAATCACCTGCGTAATGATTGGCCTAATGTCGTCGTAAAAGTACACCACGGCAGCAGTTAGCCCCGCAATAGCGCCAATGGTCAATGCAATGGGTGACGCTAAGGCGGCAAAGCCAGCCACGATCTGCGGCAACACAACAAGCATTGGTCCCAGTGCAGCAGTAACCGCACCAACCGCAATGGCAATGCGCTTTGTCCCTGCGTCTAGTTCTGTAAACTTCTGCGCAAGTGCTGTGAACTTGTCGAGTATCTGTGACGCGATAGGCAACAACTGTTCGCCTAGTGATGCGGCTGCAATCTTGGCGTTGTCTAGAGCCGTGCTGAACTTTCCGCTGACAGTCTGCGACAAACGCAACATGGCGCCTTCAGCAAATCCGCCTTCGCTTGCAAACGACTTTAGTACATCGTTGAACTGCTGTACGCTTACAGCCCCTGCGCCTAGCTTGTCAGCTGGCAAACCTGTCGCGTCAGCCAAGGCTTTAAAG